CCGATATTGATGTTAGCAGCAACGTTCCATACCGAGGGACTGTCCCATGCAATCAGCTTGAACAAGGGTTCACTGTTCAGCTAACTGCGAATGGTTCGGCATCTTCATTGTCGTTCAAAATAGAAGACACTGAAATGACTTCTAGTAACGCCGTTGCCGCTGGTGACGTGTTTTTGCTGAATGGATTTAGTTACACCCAGAATGGGCTAAGTATCGTCAGCAAGACGAACAAAGCCTATTTTATTTTACAACCAGATAAGCCGAACCGAATCACTTGCAACGTGCCGGGGGCAGTTCGGATTCTTGGTTTTCAAAATCTATACGCATAGGAGGCGTGATTATTGATTACATTTACAGACGTTGAAAACAATGAATATCAAGCCCAGTGCGAGATTGAGAAAACCGATGCGGTGAATGGTGAGAAATCGCTAACCGGAATTATCTATTTCGGTCAGGAAGTCAAAGACAATCTCAGCAAAGGATGGACGCTGTCGTTCCTTGATGAAGATTATGTAGTAGTGACCTATACGAAGAACGACAAAGACAACACGGTGGCATTCAATGCCGTGCAAGCGTTTTTCTACAAGATGAGCAAGACCGGTTTCTATGAAAAATGGAATGGTTCACACCCGTTTACCAATTATCTTGATGCTCTCTTTGATGGCACGGGTTACACATACGACAACACAGCATCAGTTTCAGCATTTGAAAAGCAAGACTGGGGCATGAGTGACCGTCTATCGCTGTTCAATGATATCATCGATCAAGCAAGCGTTGAGTTCTACGTTGAAGGCACAGTTGTTCATGTTGTCCAAGCGATGGGGTCTGATCTATCTACCATCGTTCGCAAGAAGTTCAATCTTGATACAGCAGAGATTCAGACTGACAACACAAACTTTGCTACCTATGGGCGCGGATATGGTGTGTACAGCAAACCAAATGACACTACAAGCCCACGTCTAGAGGTTGAATACAAATCACCACTATATGACTACTACTATCCGAAGTTTGGTGCCATTGAAGCAGTTCCGGTTGCAGACGAACGTTACACAATCGCTGACAGCTTGCTAACTGCTGTAAAAGAAAAAGTTGACAAGAGTTGGGCAATCTCACTTACGCTAAATCTTGTCGATTTGCAATCTGTTGGCTACAAATATGCGATGGCAAAACCCGGTGACTATATCACGGTGATTGATGAGAATATTAATTTCAGTGACAAGGTTCGAATAATCAAAGTAACTAGCGACTATGATATTCGCGGCACACGAACCCAAACAGAAGTCGAATGTGGTAGCCTGTCATTTGCTGAACAACAGAAGACATCACAATCAACACTATCAAACGTAGCTGCTGGCAAGATACCAGTTCCAAATGAATGGCTAACATCGCAAGTACAGTTAGCTACTAACAACTTACTGGCAGCACGGACGGAGCTTAACTTTACCGACCAGGGGATCATTGCGGTCGATAAGAGTGATGCTAACAAGGTAGTGATCCTAAATAGCGCTGGCTTAGGTGTGTCAACAGATGGTGGGCAAACATTTAAATCCGCTATCACTGCCGATGGTGTCGTTGCCGACAGGTTATACGGCAATCTGATTGAAGGTATTGCGTTTCGAACTTCCAGTAATAATAACTTTGCAATCACTTTGACAGGAGGCCAAATACAATTTACTAGTAACGGCGTAGACTTGGGGAAGTTGGAGTCCGTTACTAGCGCAGTGACAAACGCCCCTATCGGAGTTGTACTAGCAAACGGTGCAGGCCATCAACTAGACATTAGTCAAGGCGGAGGCCCGGGGGGAAGCGCTGGTACTTATTACCCAATATTTCGTATCCCCCAAGATTCAACTTTTAAAGACCCGCGCTACATGCTCTATGGACACTGCCACACTAACATTGCCTTCGACATTAGCACTGGAGCATGGATACAGAATAATGGCAAAATCGAATTATCGGCTAATGACGGTGCAGGCAATCAATTCGAAGTTAACCCGAGTGGTGCCGCAGTGCTAGGGAATTTCACGGTTTATAATGGTACGAAAAACGCCGCACAAATTACTCGCGATGGCATCCGTGCTACACCGGCATATGAAACCGCTGAAAACTATGTTGGCGATATTGGAGAGAATAAGACTGGGCAAGATAACACTGTGACGATTGACATTGATCCGCTAGTGTATGATATGGTCAACACCGAGATGGATTATCAAGTCTTTATCACACCATACAACGCGGCACATGTATGGGTATCACAGCGTGATGACATGAGTTTTGTTGTTGAGTCCGATACTCCAAACGCACCATTTGGCTGGGAGCTTAAAGCCCATCGCCGTGGATATGAAAGCCAGCGCTTAGTTGACACCGGCAAGACTTACGAAGATTTGAAAAAAATGGAGGGAATGATACCCAATGGCGATCAGAACGTACAAAGTAACTCTTGATTCAAAAAACTCTATTGCACCAGAGCCAGTATTTTTGCGTCAGGGAGATAAAACTGGCGCCGTGGTGATTGATGCCTCGGTGACTGATAACGGGGCTCCTGTTTATCTTGACGGCCTTAAACCAATGTTCAAAGCTAATACTGCCGATGGCAAAGCGGTAATCGCTGACGGCAACGGGTTCGATATGACAAACCCCTCGGGCGGTGAGTTCACCTATCGAGTTCCTAACGCGCTTTCTGCTGTTGCTGGCAAGGTTACAACGGCATATTTCAGCTTCTCTGACAGCTCAGGCGCTGAGTCAACCTTCGACGTTATTTTTGTCGTCAAGAAAGCGGTGGACTTCACACAAGAGCAGGCTAGTGATTACATCACCATTGTTGATGGCACATTAAACAGTCTCAGCGATAAGCTGAAGTCAATGAGCACAGACATTCAAACTATACTAAAAAACTACAGCCAAGGAGATTTCTATAATAAATCAGATATAGATAAAAAATTGTCTCTTGTTTTAAGCGACCGTCACCGGCTCACATATAAAAGCGCAGCGGTTGGCTTGACACCGAACGCAGGAGTGCGGCCACCGACAGCAGATTTTGAATTTAAACATCTGGCAAATATGGGATTGTCAGCCAATTTTGTCGTTATGCTAAACGTGACTGACAAAAACGATCCAAATGTTCAGATGCCTGATGATACAATTATTACAAAAGCGATTAGCGAGGCGACTACGGCAGGAGTATCGGTCACGATGATTAAGCCTCACATCGGCGTTTCATTTATGGACTGGCTCGACAGATCAACATATGATCCAAGCGATTGGACTGCTTTTTGGACAAATTGGCGGAAAATAATGCTTCACTATGCTGGGATTTGTGATGCAAATAGAATACCAATCCTGTGTTTAGGCACCGAGCAGTATCATTGCACCGATGCGTCGATGATGCAACAATGGGGAGCTCTAACGGCGGCAATCCGCTCTCAATATCCAAATTTGAAATTGACTTATGCAGCAGTGGGTGACGAATACTTCAACGAAGAGCATGCTCAGATCGCTCAATATCTTGATTTCATGGGAGGGAATTTTTATCCAAGCTACACTTATAAAATTGTTCAACCCGGTAACTCTGGCGGAATTAGCGTAGATGAATTAGCAAGAGTTTTTTATACAGCTGACCCACGTAGACTAGGAACCGGAAATACACGAACTTATCACGAAATGGTTGATTTTTATCAGGAAAAATATAATGTGCAAACATTCGTCACTGAAACTGGTGCGATGTCAACGGATGATGGGCTAGCGCATTTGGTATCAGACAATGAGCTTACAAAAGCCAGTGATCCCACTCAACAGACCGGCAGATTTGAAACACCAGCCTTAGCAATGGAAGGTTTTTTTAATGGGCTTGCGCAGAACCCTAATATCATAGGGTTTACATGGTATGGGGTAGGTTATCCATTTCATTTCTTTAATGAGCTGGGGCCTTCGGTTGCTGAAAATGTAATGAAAAAATATGTAAAAGGTGGGCTGATATAATGCTAGAAAACAGCAGTTTAATTCCTAGCCAATATGAAAATGGACATGGTGATCCACATAGACAATATAATCAGTTCTTGAGTTACCAAACTGCTTCAGGAGCTTTAGCTGGGCAATGGTGTGATATGGCGACAATAAAAATCGACAATAGCAAAGTTTATACTAATTCTGATGGTAAAAGTGTGAATCAAATTAGTGACAGAAATCGTGAAATAAGTTATCTGGGTTTATCTTTTGATGTCACTAAAGGTGCGTATGGTGGGATGAAAGAATTTGGAAACATTTCGTTAACAATGAATATTGACGATCAAGAAAACCTCGTTGTTGAACTTGACCAACACTTTATTCATAGCCAAAATCATTCATCAAGTTACGTTTCACAATATGAATTTAAAATTTTTTATAAAAAAATCGTTGCAAAAGTAGCTGGTGACAATACGACAGCGACACAATTTGAAGCCCATTTATTAGCTAGAATGCCAGGTTATTACGCACCGCTATATATATATCCAAGAATTTTTGAGAATTTCGCATATTTTAGTTCACCATTCACTCCATTAGGGAATACTGATTACTCGGCAAAAGAGCAACTAGATTATTTGTTCGCAGATTTGCCTTCTAAAGCCTTCATTGACGAAGCCAGTCTTACCTCTAAATTTTCAGGCTTTTCCTCAGTCAGTTCTAAGGACGTTAATCGTGATGAGAAAGTTCTACTCATAAGCGATGTTAACGTTATTAAGCTCGAAGAAAACACTAAAACGATCGTTATGGATGGAACATCAGCTACAACTTTAACTACAATTGTGCCGTTTTCAAAATCGTCAAATGGGTTCACGGGTTGCGAGATTAAAATTCTATATATCGGAGGGGCTGGAACACTAAAAAGTGGTGGGGTATTTTCTTATAGTGTTCCTGAAAACGGAATTTTCACAGGAAACAAGGATATTAATTTAAAAAATGGCAGAATTTACAAGTTTTTACGATATGGCACCACTTGGTTTTTAGAAGATGCGGGATTGGAGGAATAGAAATGAGAATTGCAGTTAATAAAGCAGATGAGATTTATTTATTTGATAAGAACGATGTTTTGACACCAGCAATTGAGATTGATGAATCAATCTTACCTGACGACTTTTTCTCGGCTTTTGCACCAGGCTATTATCTTTATCAAGATGATAAAGTTATTAAAAACCCAGATTTTGTTAAGCCTGATAGTCCCTCTATCGAGCCGGCAAACGGGAATAATTCATTGGCATCACAGGCAGCAGTCCTGGCTACTATCCAGCAAATGCTAATGTATCAGGCGGCTGATATAGCCAAATTAAAACAGGGGGTTGCTAAAGTATGATGACAGTTTATGAGCAGTGTAAGATTTTTAAGAGCTGGGGTCAAACAGACCCGAATTATTATAAGGTATTCGTTGGCTACGGCTTAACGGTTGAGAAATATAAAGAGATTACCGGCGTTGATTACGCCGCGTAAAGGCGTTTTTTAGCAGCACTAAGTTAGGATTAATCAATCACTCAAGAACAATATGAACAAATTGTAGCGGCTAAACAATAGTCGCTTTTTATTTGGCTGGAGGGAGGAACGATCTTGCATGGATTGGGAGGATTATCCTGGGGCGAATGGGCTTCACTGATTGCGATTATTACTTTTATTGCAGGCTTAATCAGCCTGCTTTTTAAATACGCAGTTTTCGCGCCATTTCAAGGGGATATTAAAGAGCTTAATCAAAATTTTAAACAGCTCAATAATAATTTATCTGATTTAAAAACAGACATCAAACGTTTGGATGAACGGGCAGACGAACACGACCGGCGACTAGATCGGCATCACGAACGCTTAAAAAGTTTAGGAGGGTACAAATGATTAAAAAAGTAGATTGGCACTCAAAGGTGCTATGGACTTCGCTGACGGCTTTAGTCATCGTGTTAGTTCAGCAAGTGGCCAAGGTTTTCGGAATTGAATTCAGCAACGACATGGCCGGCCAGATTCAGGGCATCGTCAACACGGTGCTCACAATCTTAGGCTTAGTCGGCGTCATCTACGACACCACGAAGGGAGATTCAAATGAAAAAATTAAATAAACTAGTAGTCGCCTTTGGGGCGGCTATTTTATTTGCCACAAACATGGCGGGGGTGGTACAAGCTTACTCAGTTAACACGACGTATCAACTAGGCGCCAACGAGGGTTCTAGCCAACGGACCAATAGCCGAGTTATTATTGCCCACGATACCGGAACTTATGCCCCAGCAATCAATAATGCGATGTATATGAAGCGTGCGTGGGCGTCAGTTCAAGCCTATACACAACTTGTAGTTGGCGATGGTGGTCAAGTCTATCGTGTTGGGTCTGATGGTTATGTGAGCTGGGGCGCAGGCACATGGGGCAACGCTAATGCGCCCGTTCAAGTTGAATTAGCCCGCACCTACGATAACAATCAATTTAAGATTGATTACGCGGTTTATGTAAATGTGCTACGTGATGCAGCTGCTAAGTATGGTATCAGTACTAATCTAGATACCGGTTATGGAATTGTGACCCATAAATGGATTACAGATAATGTATGGGGTGATCATCAAGACCCATATGGTTATTTAGCAAGCCACGGGATTACTAAAGCCCAATTTGCACAAGATTTGAAGACAGGGTTACCTGAAAATGGTAGCGGCAATACAACAGCTCCAACTAATCCCACAAAGCCAACGACACCAAGTAACTCGAACGTACCGGCTGGCTTCACACCTGAAAACGGTACTTTTGTGAACGGTGATACTGAAATCATGAACCGTATCGGCGCTGCTAGATTCAATGCGGCCAAAGGTGGTTACTTGCCAGCCTACACATCATGGAAGTATGACTCATGGAAACGCGTTGGCAATTATGTGATGATCCATCACATCTATAATGGTGTGCATGTATTCTTGCCGGTTCGTTACAACTCCACAGCTTGGGGAACATTTAAATAAGCAATAAAAAAGCCTTACTTACTTAGTTGTAGGTAGGGCTTTTTTTGTTTGCTTATAATTAAATTTAAATAATTAAAATAAATTATTGTTTTTGATGTTTTATTATGTTATAGTATAACTACAGGCAAGGAGGTGATTAAATGCAAACGAAGTTAATCGCAATCAGAAAGTTAAATGGAGACACTCAAAGCACACTAGCGAAAAAACTAAACATCACTAACGTATCATTGCATAATAAAGAGGTAGGAAAAACTGATTTTAAATTAAGCGAAGCATTTAAAATTGCTAATTTGTACAATAAAACAATCGAGGAGATTTTCACAAATGAATAAATACGAATATTTAAATGATAATGAGATTAAAGTATTAGAAGCTTATCGGATCTGTTCATCAGCTATTTTTTATACAAGCGATAAAGATAATCCAGAACGTATCGGTAAATTTGACAAAGCTATATTATTCAATATGGAGGCTAAAAACAATGAATAAATATTCCATCTTTGGATCATTAAGTTGTATATTAATCGGACTATATTTACCGAGTTATTTAAAATATACAGCTACTGTTGTTGTTATAACGATAATGGCTACTTATATTTTTTTAAATACTGAAGAATTTTTCGGATCAGATGACGATAACGAAAATTAAAAATATAACCCAGGAAATATCGTTATTAAATATTTAAAACAGAGGAGAAAACATAACATGATTGATAAAAATACACAAGCATTAAATCAAGCTGAAATGAACCCACAGGAAGAAAAAAAAGCACTAGAACAAGCGCCGATTGAAAAAGTTATTTATGTAAAACTACCAACTGGCGGTTATAAGCCTTTTATGTATGAAGACACACCAGAAGGTACAAAATACATTCTAAGCCAGCTACTACGCGATTATCA